GTCACGCTGCAGGCCGACAACTTCACATCGAACATCATCACTCGCGAGGTTGGCGACGACGAAGTTTTGTCGAAGCGTAAAGGAGCGAATGCGTCCGATCCACTGCACATCTGGCTGCAGCCCGAGCAGGGGCGAACGTACTATCTCGGCGTTGACTCGGCGCTCGGCGTCAAAGATGGCGACTTCAGCGCGTGCGCCGTATGGCGCGTCGGTATCGGAATGGAGCCGGACGAGCTCGCGGCTTCATGGTTGGGCCACGCACCACCGGGAGTCTATGCTCGGGCGGTAGCCGCGCTTGGGTTTTACTACAACGGGGCTGAGATTGCCTGCGAATATCAGGGGCCAGGCATCAGTGTTGGCGACAAGCTGAAGGACATGGACTACCCCACACTTTACCGGCCGCAGCATCATGATCGCGTTGGGAGCACGATGGGAGTCCACCTCCACTGGCTGACGACGATCAAGACTCGCGACCAGATCATCGGCACGCTGAACGAGGCTCTACTTGAGGAGTCGGTCATTATCCACGACCAAGACCTGCTCGATGAGTGCATCGACTTCAGTTCGTTGAACGGAGGCATGCGGTTCGAAGGCCAGGATAATAACGACGACCTGGTCATGGGGTCGATGATTGGACTCTACTGCGCTCGCGAGACGAATAAGCACATCAAGGCTGCGGCGACGCCGGGCCAGCCACGGCACAGCAAGAACGACATCAACCAGTACGGGGTCTACGACGATATAGGACGCCAGCGCGGCCAGTACATCAAGAAGGAAGATGCCGAGAAGGCGATGAAGGGACTGGCTGGGTGGATGGTGATGCCGATTCTGGTGTGCAAAGCGAACACGCTTTACAGCCCGATCTTTGACGGGAATGGAGCCGAGCACGAACTATTTTCTAGGCATGGAATGGATTCCACGAGAATCCTTCCCGACGTGGTAAATTCGTACAAATCGGCGATGGCTGGAGTTGGTCGCGGAACGAGCGATCAGAGTGACGACTGGTAAGACGAGGAGACGACAATGGCTGGAGAGCGAGCGTTTATGTGGTGCCCCACCTGCGATAAGAACGGGGCCAACAATGAGGTAGTCAAGGAAGACAACGTGATGTTCAAGTGCGTTATCGGTCACCAGTTGGGAAATTATGCCCAGGTGATGTCGATGAACCCGCGAATGATAAAGCTTGAAGTCATCCGCAAGGCGAACGCCGGCGATGTAAAGGTCGATGTCTTCGTGAACGGGAGCGCGCTCGAAAAGTTCAATAACATGCACCCCGGCCAGCTCGATGCCACGGTTGACAACATTATCCGGCTGCACACTGACGGCGACCTGATTATCGTCGACGGCATGCAGGCGCGGGAAATGCGGTCTCTTGGGGTGATGACGGGCACTCAGATGCTTGCAGCCATCAAGAACGCCAAAGAACTTGAAGTCCAGATCGCCTCCCAGACGGCGGCGCTCGAACTCGTGCAGGGCATGTTCGCCAAAGCTGGCGTAGAATCTCCTGTCTAATCGTGGAATGCAACCATGACTTCGTGCTAGGCTCGGCGATATGAGTGCTCCAAATGAACGGCCGGAGCTGAGCCTCGAGCGTGAGGTCGTCCATTGGTGCGACTCCGTCTACGGCGAAGCCGAAGACGATCTCACTGGTTCCAGCGACTTCAAACTGGTCTCACGCTGCATCGACTACATTGAAGGTCGGCAGTGGACAGCGAAATCGCGGTTTGGCCGCTCGCGCCCCACGAAAAACCGGCTATTCCGCCAGTTTATCGAGACAGTTGGCCTGCTCACCGACATCCAGCCAGACTTCCAGGTGAAGATTCACGACCGCTTTGACGGCTACTCCGAGCTCCAGGAACTCCTCAACCACATGATCGTCGAATGGGCGGAGACGATGAACTTCGAGGACGAGCTTACTCAGGTCGTGATGTGGGGTTTGATCCACACGGGGTATGCAAAAATCCAGTGGAACTCATCCTTGAACGGCGGTTTGGGCGATGTGGAGTTTCAGCCGATATCCCCAGTCAACCTCATGCAGATCGGGGCGTCGACCAAACTTCAAGAGGCGGAATGTGTCATCGCTCGCCGGGTAGTGAATCTCGCGTACCTCAAGCGCAAGTACGGTGCGGTTGCCGACGGCGTGAAGCCCGACAGTTCATACTCTGAGATGCCGGGCATGACGATCCGCCCGACCCGCATCGCCAAGGGTACATGGAACCACATGCCGGGGCCGCTCAAGGCGCTGCTGGGGACCAAGACTGAAGGTGTCCAGTCGAAGTATCCACAGGTGATGCTCAAAGACTTCTGGTTCAAAGATGACCGCATCCTGCGCGGGTCGACGTCGGTTTTCGTTGGCAAAGAGAACACCAACTGGGGCTACTGGGTTGAGCCGGGAATGCCACTATTTCCGCGTGGGCGCGTCGTTACTGTTGCCGGCGGCAAGGTACTTGAAGACACCTGCAACCCGTACTGGGATGGAAAATTTCCGTTTGTACAGTATCGACCCTACCGGGTGCCGTGGAAGTTCAACGGTTTGTCGATGCTGGAGCCGCAGATCGCGCTGCAGAACATTATCAACCGAATCAACGGCGGCGTAATGGACACGATCATGGCGGCGATCGAGCCGTCGATCATCGGGCCGGTTGGTGCGATGAGCCAGGGAAACTGGGACTCCCTCGACCCCGGCGCACCAGGCTCGAAGATTGTTTGGAACAACAATGCGCGTGAGGCACCGAAGTTCCGCGAACCGCCACAGCTCGGCAACTACGTGCTTCCGTTCGAGCAGGGCATCGAGGCGGAGCAGGATTTGACTTCGGGCGCCGCGGCGATGAATCAGGCGCTCCAGAAGAAGCAGGTGCCGGGCGGCGACTCGATCGAGAAGATCCTGTCGAGCCGTTCGACCAACATCCGTTTTGCCGGACGGTCGCTGAAGACTTTCCTCAACGAATCCGGCACGATGACTATCTCGCGCTTCCTCCAGTTCGCCGATACGCGCTATCGTATTGCCAAGTTTGGTTCCGATGCGGTGGTTGCAAACGACTTTGAGCCGATTTACGGCAGCACGATCCCAAAGGGGATGTCGGGCGAAGACTTCGTTTCGAAGGTTGGTTTTGGGGTTCGAAAGGGAAGCCTTTTGTCGATCGAGAAAGAAGACAAAATCGGCGTGGCGTTCGGTCTGCGCAAGGCGGGAGACATGTCCAGACGTGGACTTTATCGCATTCTGGACGAGAATGTCGACGTCAACCTCATCGAGAAAGAACTCAAGGAAGAGGCGGCGGAGAAGATTGCTTTGGCCGGGGCGGCTGGAGCTATGCAGCATAAGGGCAAAAAATAAATCAGCGGCGACGTGTTTTTGGCGTGTACTCGCCGTGGTACTTTTTCTCTGCTTTGCGGCGGGCCTGGATGGCTTGATGCTTCAGGCGAAAGGCTCCGAGATAGATCAGCTTCCCCTGGAAGCCAATGCTGGCCGTCCATTGTCCCGTCTTTTCGATTAGGTAAACACCTGTGTATCCGGTCTTATTTCTCTTACTGAGTCGATGATTGTGGAAGTTTTGAGCCCGCGTGCAGACGCGCAGGTTGTCCTTGCGATTGTCGAGGGTGTCCCCGTTGCGGTGGTCTACCATCTTTCCGGGGGGAGATCCCATAACGTCGCGGTGCAGGCCAATTGAGCCACCCTCGGGAAGATGCCTCATTGCGTAGCCATTGCTCAGGGCGTAGTAGAAGTTACTGAACTTCTCGTAATCGTCGGCATCGACGATTGTGAAATACTGTCCGCCAAGGTGAATGAGGCGGAATGAACAATTAGCTCTGACAGGAGGGTCGACGCGCCGAACCCTTTTTCCATGGCCGTAAACACGAAGTTTAGGCATTCCCATGACGTGATTTAGGCAAGATTGCGATTGTTTCGCTATCCCTGTTTTCTCGCCGCAGCCGCAATGGCAAAGGCCGAACGGAATATCACACTCGGGTTTTCTACAAATGCAAATACCAGCGGGTAATTCTATCTTCCTACGGGGCATACCGTATTTTATCGGGGGCCACGAACCAACGCTATAAAATAAATCAAACTTTTTCGATCTTTTTGCTTGCGCATGTGTTGCAAAGTTTCTCCATTTCAGTAAATCTCTCAATCAGGCAAGGGCGACCAAGCCTGACAGCGGTGAAGGCCGCTATAACAAACCGATCCGAAAGGAGTACTCATTATGCGCCATAAGGGCCGTAAGGGTGGCCGCAAGCACAAGCGCGGCGGGAAGCGCAGCAAGTAGTTTGCTGCAAGTCAGGCGGGGGAATAATCCCACCGAGAAAAACAATCAGGGGCCGGAGCAATCCGGCCTCAGATCAAAAGAGAGGGCATCATGGCAAATCTGCCAGTTTCCAAAGAGAGTTTCGGTGAGCCGGTAAAGTCTCCTTCGCTGAAGAAGGGTTCGATCACCACCTTTGGCCATCTCGCCAACGACGCGGTTGTTCCTGATCGCGGCCTGAGCGTCAACGTGAAGACGGGCTACCCGTCCTCGAACAAAGGATAATTGTGGCCGCTGCGAGCACACCACCGAGTTTCTACGACGGCATGGCAGGTCAGCCAGGCGGCGGAGCACCCCCACCGGGTGCAGCACCCGCTCCAGGTGGTGCGCCGGGCGGCGCTGACGGTGGTAAGCCTGAAGATGAAATATTTCAGGCTGTTGCGAAAGTCATGAGCGTGCTGAAGAAGGTTCCAAAGATGAAGGACGGAACCCAGACGTACATCGACCGCGCACTGGCTCCACTCAAGGAGATGGTGGTCGACGTTCTCAAGAAAGATCCCAAAGACTTGGATTCAGCTTCACCCGCGCCTTCGGCTTCGACCGATCCCGCGGCTGCACCACCAGCACCACCGACCCCAAAGCCCGGTGAGGCTGTCCCTGCGACGTAAACCAAAGTTTTGACGAGGAGAGGTAAAAAGTTATGGCACTCATGGATGAACTCGAAGGCTTGCTCGGAGCGGACGTAGTCGCTAAGTTGACACCGGAGGTGCGCTCGAGAGTGCAGTTCGGCGAAGAGCTTACCCACTACTACGAAGGCACAACCGACATCGTGCCTGTTCGCCAGCCTGCGCGGGCTCCTGTAGTCACCCCGCCCACAACTATCACCACCGAGCCGCCCGTCGGCACAACCGGGTTGTCCGCTGGACTTGACGACATCGCAAAACTACTGGATTCGCGTATCGGCAATCTCGACGAGCGTATCAACACCGCGATTACTGCGGCCATCAAGCCGGAAGGCGACAAGCTCTTCAATAACTCGGTAGCGCGCTCAGTCGAACTTAGCCGCGAACTCCAGCGGATCGATCGCGAGTACCACGATCTTACCGGCGAGAACTTCGATGACGCGAAGTTGAATACCTTCATTACCGAACAGGGTGGCTTCACAAAGTTTGGCAGTGTCCGCGCAGCCTACGACGCTTTCATTGCTCCGGTGAAGCAGCAGAAGGCTATTGACACGGGCATTCGCGAGGGACTGAAGCAGCGCAACTCTGGCGCTTCTCTGCCGGGAGTTACCCCTAGTGGTTCGAAGGGTCCAGTTTCGATTTTGACCGCACGGCGTCGGGATGGTTCGACGGCGGACGGTGGTGTCAAGACAGCCGTGCAGAAGGCCGCCGAGGCGCTCGACGCACGGATGTCTGCGGTAAACGAGTAATTATTTTCAGGGGGAACTACCATGGGACTACCGTATAACGACATCACCGCGGTCACCAACGCATATATCGTCAACGAAATTGTTGACGAATACTACAAGGTGTCGCCGGTATTCGCGCTCATCTTCAAGGGTGAGACCACTCGCACGTTCCCCGGTGGGACGCAGATTCAACAGCCGATTCAGTACGCGCCTCTGAAGGCGGGTCCATTCGCCCCCGGCGGCACGTTCGACATCAGCTACGTGCAGACTGACACCGCCATGGTGTTCAATCCCAAGTACTACTACGCGAACGTGACCATTCAGGGCACTCAACTCGTCCTGAACCGCGGCACGGAAGCGATCATGTCCTTCGTTGAAGAGAAGATGGTCAACGGCTCACAGGCCTTGGCTCAATCTCTTGCGTCCGACATCTATGGCGACGGACAGGGCACCGTCACCAGCCAGATCGCCCTCGATGGGTTGCTTGCCGGTTACGACGACGGCACCAACTACCCGAGCTACGGCCAGTTGTCGCGTGCGGCTATCGGCGTTGGCGCCAACGCCGGCATCAACGGCTTCTACCAGAACGTTGCCGGTCCTCTACCGCTAACCACACTGCAGAAGGCTCAGGGTCAGGCGACCTTCGGCAACCGCTGCCCGAACCTGCTGGCCACTACCCAGTCGATTTATAACTCGATCTGGAACAAGCTGGTTCCCGCGCAGCGCGTCATGGACACTTCGAGCGACCTCTTCTCGGTCGGTTTCCGTGCCATCCGCTTCAACAATGAGCGGTTGGTAGTTGACCAGTACGTCCCGAGCGGCTACGTCTTCGGCATGAACACGGACTTTCTCAACGTGTACATCTCCGACCAGGAGCTCTTTGGATTTGGCTTCACCGGCTTCAAGGAGCTTCCGAACTCGGTTGATGCTGCTGGCCAGCTTTGCTTTGGCGGCGACATCGTGGTCTCGGCTCCGCGTCTTGGCTTCATCCTGGCCGGAATCACAAGCTAGTA